ATTTAGAAGCAGAAGAATATTGGTACGATAAACCATATCTACACAGATATGGGAATAACGAAAGACATCATGAACTTTTGAGAAAGTTTATGAATAGATTAATGGAGAAATAAAATGATAGGTGAAATGATAGTGTGGGGATTTTTCTCTGCAATAGGATGGATGGCGGCAAACTGGACAGTTGAAAAAGTATTTCCCACTGTGCCACCAGCAGTAGTACAACCAGCGGAGAAAAAAGAATAATGTGGGCTTATATTTTCACGTTTGTTTGTATGTTTTTCACAGACATCGTATATACTTTATTACTCAAATCTGTACAGAATGATAGACCGTGGGCAGCAAGCATATGGGCATCTGCAATCACATTTTTGGGTGGCGTTGCTGTCATCAACTATACGACAGACAACATGATGATTATACCAGCAGTATTGGGAGCATTTATGGGAACGTATGTTGGTATGAGATATCACATAGGAGATAAAATTGGACATAGCAAACTCAGTAGTGACGAAAAACTATAAAGACTTCAAAGTGCAAAAACAAATTCTGTTAGATTATCTACAAGTAATGATTGCGATTGAAGATTGGCATGGAGTATCAGATTTGGCAAACGATTTACGTGAACTGGAAGCAAAACAAGATTCTACTTACAAAAGTAAATAAGGAGATATTATGGCGAAGCAAGCTGGAACAAACAAACATAATTCAGTCCACAAAAGAACAAAACAAGGTGGTTTACAAAAAACTGCAAGCATGAGTAAACACGAAAAACGTTCACATAAAAAATACAGAGGACAGGGACGATGAAAAAAGTGATTCGATTTACAGCATCATGGTGTGGTCCTTGTAAGATGCTTGCAAAAACATTGGAAGAAGTAAAAACAAATGTACCAATTGAAGTAATTGATATCGATGAACAACCAAATGTTGCAGTAGAATTTGGTATTCGTGGTGTACCAACATTAGTTATTGTAGAAGATAATATACCATCAAAAAGATTAGTAGGAAATAAAACAAAACAAGAACTAGAGGCATTCATCAATGATTAAAAAGCAACAAACAAAACTAACAGATGAAAGAACATCATTCAAGCCATTTGCGTATCCTTGGGCATATGAAAACTGGCTCAAACACGAGCAAAGTCATTGGCTTCACACCGAGGTACCAATGCTTGAAGATGTTAAGGATTGGAAGAATAAACTTACGCAAAACGAAAAGAATTTTCTCACTCATATTTTCAGATTCTTTACTCAGGGCGACATTGATGTTGCAGGTGGTTATGTTAATAATTACCTACCTTACTTCCCTCAGCCTGAAGTAAGAATGATGTTATTGGGTTTTGCGGCACGTGAAGCACTTCACATTGCAGCATATTCACATCTGATTGAAACGCTTGGTATGCCAGATTCAACATATAATGAATTCTTGGAATATCAAGAAATGAGAGACAAGCATGACTATGTGCTTGGTATCAGTTCACAGAATGGTGACAGAGCATCAACAGCAGCACACATTGCAGTATTCTCAGCATTTACTGAGGGTATGCAATTGTTTAGTTCATTCATCATGCTACTGAATTTTGCAAGACAAGGTAAAATGCGTGGCATGGGTCAAATCATTACGTGGTCTATCGTTGACGAAACACAACACGCTGAGTCGATGATTAAATTATTCCGTACTTACATCGAAGAAAATAAGGAAATATGGAACGATGACCTCAAATCAAGAATCTACTCCATTGCTGAAAAGATGGTTGAACTCGAAGATAAGTTTATTGACCTTGCTTTTGCTATGGGTGGTATTACTGGGTTATCTGCTGATGATGTCAAGTTATACATCCGCTACATTGCTGACCGTAGGCTCATTTCTCTTGGTCTTAAGGGCATTTTCAAGGTCAAGAAGAATCCGCTTCCATGGGTTGAAGAGATGATTAATGCACCAACACATACCAATTTTTTTGAGAATCGTGCTACAGATTATGCCAAAGGTGCATTGTCTGGTAAGTGGGATGATGTATGGGGAAAAGCCGCATGAAAAAACTATTAGCAATCTTGTTGTTAGTGCCTATGTTAGCACTAGCGCAAGGAAAGCAGAAACAAGGAGTGGTCTATGACGCACAAATCGTCCGTGTAAACGATGGCGATACTGTAGTCATTGCCGCCCCATTTCTACCTGCACCACTCAAACCAGAACTTGCCGTTCGAATCTTTGGTGTGGACACGCCAGAAAAAGGATTTAGAGCGCAGTGTCCTGCTGAAGATGCCAGAGGAAAAGCCGCAACAGAATTCACAAAGAACGCAGTTGCATCAAGTCAACAGCGACAGGTGGTTCTTTATGACTGGGACAAATTCGGCGGTCGTGTTTTGGGTGACATTGTACTTAACGGAGTAAGTCTACGTGCTATGCTAATTCAAAATGGATTTGCACGTGAATACTATGGTGAAGCAAAGCAATCTTGGTGTAATTAAGTATGTCGCATTTCAGAGTATTTTGTGAATCGTGTGGTAACGAATATCACATCACACCAACAAACGAAGATTTCAAGGACCCACCACAGACATGTTGTTTTTGTGGGTCGGATTTAGAGAACAACAATATTGCCGATGAAGCAGACGAATATGAAGAAGATTGGCAGAAACTTGTTGATGATGAATTGGACGACTTAGACGATTGGAAAGAATAAATGATTGTAGCAGGCATCGATTACTCGATGACCTCGCCAGCATTATGTTTACATGATACGGAAACAGAATTTAACTTTGAAAATTGTGACTTTCATTTTTTGACGCAACTCAAAAAATATGATGATGTTCCATTAGAAAATGTACATGGACATTATTTTGAATATGATGGAGATATGAATCGTTATGACTTGATTTCTAGTTTTTTTATTGATAGAATATTAGATAGCGGCGCGGTCAAAGTCTTCATTGAAGACTACTCATTAGGTTCAAAAGGCAAAGTATTTAATATTGCCGAAAACACTGGCATCCTAAAGTACCGTTTGTGGTTACTTGGTGTACCTTTTGAAACTATTCCCCCAACAGTCATTAAGAAGTTTGCCACAGGTAAAGGCAATGCGAATAAAGAAAGAATGCAGGAAGTGTTTGAACAAGAGAATGAAGTAAGACTGAAAGATGTTTTACACATGACAGAAAAACAATGGAACCCATCTTCCGATTTGATTGACGCATACTATATCTGTAAGTGCGGCTTGACAAATATGACTAAATGAATTATAATACCCTAAAGGAAAATTATGAGCGAAAAGAACGGACTCTTAGACCTATTGGATGATGGCACGAAGCCTCGTCAACCTAAACCAATTGGTCACATTTACACGTTTTACCTTTCGGGTGAAATTGGACCACCAGAAGATTATGTAGATTGGTTTGAATCAATCCGTAATGCTGGTAGCACTGACATTGTTAGAATTCATATTAACTCTGGTGGCGGTAACTTATTTACTGCGATTCAGTTTATGAGAGTAATGGCAGAGTGTAGCGGTCACATTATTGCATCCGTTGAAGGTGCTTGTATGAGTGCGGCAACAATGATTTTCATGTGCGCCGAAGGATTTGAAATTTCAGAACATTCTATGTTTATGTTCCACAACTACTCTGGTATTGCTGTAGGTAAAGGTGGCGAAATGTACGACAACATTGTGCATGAACGTAAATGGTCTGATAAGATTATGAAAAAGATTTACGATGGATTCTTAACAAAAGAAGAAATCGAATCTATTCTAAACAACAAAGATATTTGGATGGAAGGCGATGAAGTATTGAGGCGCCTGAAAGTAAAAAACAAAATAGAAATTGACAAACAGAATGTAAAACCAGCGAGAAAACAGAATGCAAGAAAACCAAGAGCAAAGCCCAACGCAGAGTAAATCTTTATTTCTAGTATCTTCTGCAATTCACACACGATTCGGCGTATACAAAAAATACGAAAGAATTGAACAAACAATTGATACATGTAAATCTATTCGGGAGCGTGTGCCTGACGCAGACATTATCATTCTAGATGGTGGTGAGAAAGACTTAGCGGAAGACGAAAAGAAACTTCTATCACCATACATTGATGGCTTCTATAGTTTTGCTGATGCGGACAATGTAAAGCAAGTGCAAAAATCTAAAAGTCAAGACGTTGTTAAAAACATGATTGAGATTATCATGTTTGGGTCGTTCTTTGATATGATGCTTAAAGAAGGATTGGATAAAAAATACAATCGTATCTTTAAAGTAAGTGGTCGATACACTCTGAATGAACACTTCAACTATGAAGCGCACATGAATGCAAAAAATAAAGTTGTCATTCGTGGTCCATTCACAAGTCAATTCACACCAGATATTACAGGCGGAATCAAACTACAGTATATGAGCAGACTGTGGAGTTTTGACATTTCATTGCTTGAGTATATGAATGCAACTTATTTCGAAATGTTCAAGCATATGAATCACGTATTGACACATGATGGATATGTTGACATTGAGCATTTGCTGTTTGACCACATTGATGCTAAAATCATTGAGAATATTGGTGTCCTTGGTATTCAAGGATATATTGCACCGAATGGAATGGGAGTTGAAGACTAATGGAAAATGAAATTGTTGATGTAGACTTTGAAGAAGTTCCTACAAAACAAGTATCTGTAAAACTCATGCAGATTTGTTTTACTAAAGAACAATTAAATGAAGTTGAAGTTGGATTTGTTCCTTTTGATAATACTCAAAATGAAAAGCCCGAACTCAGAGAATATCATAACTTCAAAAAAATTATTGAAGATGAGCATGATTTGGGATGCGATTTATGGGGTGCATTCGGTCCTAGATGGCGTGAGAAGATGAAATATGATGGTCTTGAAATTCGTGAAGCAATTAGAAATAATCCAGGTCATGATGTTTACATTTTCAATCATGCAAGAGTGGTTAATGCTCTGACATATAATGTGTGGGAACAGGGCGAAATGTGGCACAAAGGAATTACAAAAGTCACAAAGTATGCACTTGAAAAATGTAGATACGACCCTAGAGTTGTTGATTTGCCAATGACTGACTTAACTTGCTATTGCAGTTACTTTGTTGCGACTAGAGAATTTTGGAAAAAGTATATTAGATTTTTGGATGAAATCAAATATGTTTTGGATAATGAACTTGATGAAGAGCATGAAAAACTTTATAAGAGTAGCGCAAACTATGCAAGAGATTCTAGTTTAAATCTTTTTGTTTTTATTGTTGAAAGATTATTTTCAACATTCTTGTACCTTCATGATTACAAAGTCTATACACACGAATATGATTATAGTCTGTATAGAGATAAAATCGAAGACTTTTCATATGTGTTGAATGCGCTATATCAGTTGAAAAGAAAAGGTATGCAAGATGAGGAGGTAATGAATAACTGGAATGTTATTCGCACATTCTTTTTGACAACACAGCCTCAGTTATTAAGTTTGGATTAAAATGCTTGATATTTTTCGACCTACTATAGAATGGATTAAAGATGACTGGCGTTCTCATCGTGTTCGTTTTTGTATTGAGTTGCTTGCTTGGTGTATTAGCATTGGCAATTCGATTGCCATGGCTGTCACAGTCCTCAACCCGCCCCTACTTACTCTATACCCTATTTGGATTTTCGGGTGTGGTCTCTATGCTTGGGCTGCTTTTACTCGGAAATCTTTTGGCATGTTGGCTAACTACGTCTTGTTAACTACAATTGATACTATTGGTCTAATAAGGATGCTCACATGAGATTTTGGCTGATTTGGGCAAGGGCAACTAATCATTTGATGGGTAAGACTGACGAAGACAAACCAGATGTTCCCATTCTTACCCTCAGAGAAGCCCATGTAGCATTGACACTCAGAACACTTTGGGTTATAATACACATCATAACATGTTTTTTTATTATGGCGAACGTCATACACAACTGGTGAAATATTATGGAATACAATCCGGACAAATGGGTAATGCTGAAATTTGTAACTGAAGGACAGACTACTTACAAAATCTTAGCAGGTTGGGGTGGTGGTTATCTTCATGGACAATCTTGGAAACTGAATAGCGGTTGCACACACATTGAAGAAGATGGCGACTATTTTCTATTTCATGGATTCAGCGGTAGTGTATATCGCTGTCACAAACGTGCATATGGCACTACAGGCTACACAGCACAAATTTACAACAATTTTGAAAAACAAATTGCTGAGAGTGCAGGCGCAAGTATGGAAATGATGCCGAAAGAAACTAACTTCATGGAGTTGCATTATGAATACATCTTGGATTGTTACACTAGAAGAAGACCCTGAAACTGGCGAGTTGATTCTTCCTCTAAGCGATGATATACTAGAAGACGCAGGTTGGAAAACAGGCGACACAATTGAATGGATTGACAATAAAGATGGGTCGTGGACTATGAGAAAGAAAGAAGAAACACAATGGGTTCTTGTCGAAGCAATTTCTACGTTTCGTGAACGATACATGGTAGAAGTGCCTGTTGGTGTGGATTCGTTCGGTACTGATAAAACTGAGTGGGCACTCGATACTGTCACCATGAACGAAGCAAAAGAGTTTTCACAAAAACATCTAGGCGAAACAATTGTCTCACGCAGAGTTGTTTCGATGGAAGAAGCATTGAAACTTTGCGATGAGGACAATGACTATTGTAAGAATTGGTCAGACGAAAAGAAATTAGAAGCATTCTTCACTACATGGAAGGAACAGGAAGATGACGCTACCTGATGAACGCTATCGTGCATTAAAATGCGGTAAAGAATTTCTCTATGATTTGCTCGACCCTAAGAAAACTCCTAGAGTTCCTAAAGACATTCGTAGGCAAGCGTATTGGGTGCTAAGACATTATCCAGATGATTACCATTTGACATTGATTGCCGAAAGATTGCCAGAGTGGTTTGACACAAAGCCATTCATGGTAAGAATTCAGGAGAAGACAGTTGACTAATGATACCAACCATGTTATAATTAACTTTCTAAAAGAGTTACTGGACCCGGAAGGCTTCGGTCATGCGGTAACTTTAGAAGTTCGTCAACATGCAAGACGCATTTTAACTATGATTGAAAGTGAGAAAACACATGAGCAAGATTCAACAGTACGGTCGTCCATTTGTAACCTTTGATGTTGAGAACAAAGAACATCGAAAGATTTTTCATGAAATTCTGAAGTACAATACATTCGGTCGTTCTCCTGTTAGGTTTTGGCTTGAGAACGAACACAATAATCTGATGAATCAGATTTCTAAAGACCTTAGCGACTACTACCTAGTCAAAGAATTTGGTAGCATGAAACGCAAAGACGAAGATATAATTCCTGCTGGAGAAGTTCGTGTTCGACCAGTAAAAGAAGTTAAGAGAACAAATACTAGGGTTGCTAAAAAATGAAAGTTTATATTGGACCATACACACGTTGGATTGGACCATATCAAATCGCCGAGAAACTTTGCTTTTGGGCAAAAGAAGTTAAAGACGACTATGATATGCCAAGCAAACCACATTGGGTACACAAGTTCGGTGACTGGCTAGCGCACGGCACTACAGACGAGGATATCATCCATAGCAAAGATGCGCCAGAGACTTGGCTGTACAAACTCTGCAACTGGATTGAATCCAAGAAGAAGCGTAGAACTTATATTAAGATTGACAAGTACGACACTTGGTCAATGGACCATACACTTGCAATGATTGTGTTGCCTATGCTAAAGCAATTGCAAGAAACAAAGCACGGTGCGCCTTTTGTTGATGATGAAGATGTGCCTGAAGAATTGAAGTCTACTTCAGCGCCAGCAAAAAAGAATGAATGGGACACTGACGACAATCACTTCAAGCGTTGGGATTGGGTACTTGACGAAATGATCTTTGCCTTTAAGAGCAAGATCGACTGTGATTGGACGCAACAATTTCATTCTGGAAATATCGACTTTAGCAGCGAAGTTGTAGAGTGGGACGATGACGGCAAGCCAAAACTATATCAACTCAAGCGCGGTCCTAACGACACTAGCAAGATTGATATGAAAGGCATGCGAGCATATCAGAAGCGTATCAGTAATGGCTTCCGACTATTCGGTAAGTATTACGAGAACCTTTGGGATTAACTAAATAGTATTCTGTTCCGCGGTAGCTCAGCAGGTAGAGCAAGTGACTGTTAATCACT